CTTCTGATTCTACTTCTTCAGTTTCTTCAGCTTCAGCCTCTAGTGGTGTTTGTTCTTCTTCTTGAAGTTCAGGTGGTTTAACATCTGATTCAATACTATCACCAAGCATAGTCTCTAACCGACTTTGTGGTGACTGTTCTGGGACTTGGTCACTCATAGTTTTATTTCCTTGAAATTAGACAATAAAAAAGACTCGTGAGAGTCTTAAGTAGGCTTGTCCTTACCTAAATTCTTTTTGTGTAATATATTACACATTTTGCCTGTCAAAACGGTTTTCACTCAAAATACTGACAAATTGCTTTTGAATGAAACACTTACCCAAATATTTTAAACTTAGGTCTGTCCGTTTGGATAGCTGCTAACTTACCTGTGTGCATTACGTCAGTAAGTTGCTTGTTTATTTGGTTTAGTAGTTGTAGTGCGATAACTAATTTGTTATGGGTCTTCTCATCACCTAGTGGACTGTTTGCCATACTAGCAATAAGACTTTCACGAACCTTATCCATAGCTTCTTTGTATAGAGGGTTATCTAATATCTGTGTTGCTTGTTCACCACGTTTAACTTCTTCTAATGACTTATCCGCCATATATCATTCCTGACTGTGCTTTAATTTGTGCGATAGCTAGATCTGTTTCTGCTCTTAGTTGTGCTTTAAAGCGTTCTAACTCAGCTTGAGATGCTATCTTTTCACGTTCAATTATAACATCATTTTGTGATCTAACTTGTTCTTGTTGTAATTGTGCGTCTGCTTTTTGCTTCTCAATAGCTAATTGACCTTGTATCATGATCTCAGCTTCTGAAGGCTTATCTTGCTGACCTTCTTGTGCTGGTGTATTAACTGGGTTGATCCAGAACTCTTCAGGGTTTTTAAAGCCTGCGTTCTGTGTAAGTTTAGCTAATGCGTTATAGATCTTTTCAGGTGAAGTAATACCAATGGCCAATGCTTCTTTTTGAGCTTGTAGAATAGTTGCTAAATGTGCTAACTGTTGATCTTTATTACCAGCACCTAAGCCTACAGATATAGATAAGTCTTTACGGTCTTCCCATTCTCTTGGGTCTACTTCTACCCATTTGTTTCTCATACGAACAATGTCAGGCTTAGTAAGTGTAGTTCTTACAAGCCTATGTACTAACTTGAATAACTCTTTAACACCTGTCTCTGCAAATGTACGTGCTACTAACTCAACTCGCTGTTGAGCAGCAGACATAATTTGTTGTACGCCTGTAGCTGTCTTGTTAAGACTGTTAGCATCTAAGCCTTGGTTATATGCTGTGATACCTGTTCTCTTCTCTTTCATAGAGTCCATGTATTCAACCATACCAAATGATGATGCTGGTAATGGTGGATGTGATAAAGGCATAATACCTGAACCTGGATCACCTTCTACACGCACAATACCACCTGGGCGTGAAGTTAGCATATCGTCTAGGTTTACACGATCAGAGATAGCATAACGACCATTGTTAGCTAGATACATGTTATCTAACTGGCCACGAATAAGTGTAGACTTAATAAGTTGGATGTCCATAGTCAAGTCAGCATAAGAGCGGCCAATATGTCTATGTGGCATTATCATAGGAGTGATACATGCAAAAGGTACATACTCACATTTCTCTTTATAAAGAACTGTGTTACCTAATACAACTACTCTATATCTTTCACCATCTAACTTAATGTATGTGTCTTTAACGAGTGCTTCTTGTGACTCAATAGCTCTATCATATTCTTCGTCATAAATATCACGTGCATTAGACTCTTCTTCAAACGTATCACGAAGGTCTGACATAATAGACTTGATGTATTCTAATGGCTTGTCAAACGTCTCAGCAATGTCAGCTAACTGCATCACTTCTCTGTGTTGAACAAACTTAGCCTCTTGTAGGTTAGGGCCACTAACTTCTACAGATATCATCATGTTTTCTGGAGCTACGTTCTCAATAACAATATCTGTGCTTTTTTCTGTAACCTTGAGCTTAACGTCATGAAGCATAGGCTGAATAATAGTAGCAGGATCTTGGCCCATTGCTAATGTTTGATCCATGAGTGCATTCATATCTACACTAGGATCAGGATAAGCCTCATGCTCTAATACTTCTGTCTTTTCATCTGAAGCCAACATTTGAAGCTGGGAATCTGTGAGGCCTTCGTATTTGTACTCTTCTTCTTCTTCTTCGTCTTCAGCATAAACTTTAACGTATCCGTTTTTAGAGAGTAGTGCGTCCTTAAACCATACGTAGAATATCTTGAAGCCTTCATTCTTCTCCATAACAACATGGTTTACATAGTCAGTTTCTTGATCAGCAGCGTCTTGATCTTCTGGGCCTTTAGGCTCAAACTTTACTACTTGGTCACCTGCTACAAAGACTTTTAATAATTGTGGTAATGCTGCTTCAATAGTATCTTGAACGTCATACGATACAACCTGTGAACGTCCCTCCTCCTCATTTCCGAAGGGTTGACCTAGGTAATAATCTATCGCTTCTGCTCTATCATTAGACAATGCACTATCATTTACACCATAGGCTATATTCTCTTGCGCCTCTATCTGTGCAATTATTTCCATGTCTTCTATATTCATCAAACAATTCCTCTATGTGTATACTGTATCTTCTCTTTAGACCATGACTCATTCTTCATGCTATCTGCAGAGGTACATAAATATCTGAATGCGTCTGCTCCATGAGAATATTCATCATGCAATGGCGCACCAGGTTCGTTAGTTGCAGAGTTAATAGATCTGCGATAATGCTTTAAACAGTCAACAAGTCTATGAGCTGACTTATCAAAATAAATTCTATGGAAGTTCATCCGTGCTATCTTGATGCCGGCCTCTATATCCATACGAGGTACAATTCTTACATCCCATCCAAACTTACGCATAATATCTTCTGCTGATATGCCATGCTTAAAGTCTTTAGACTGCCCGTCATGTGGTAAGTACATAGTACCCCAACTATACGGTAATGCTTTTAACTGTGCTGAATAACTATCTAGTGTTCTATGATCATCTTCTATATAGCCAATCACTCGTAAGTCTGATACACCTTTTTGGCATAGGATAACTGACATGCTATCATTCCATCCTAAGTCCATAACCACATGAACCTTTAACATAGGATCATAAGGTACGTTAGCAACACGTCCGGCCTCTTGGGCCTCTCTTATCTCATTGGAATATATAGCACCGTCTACGGCTGCTTTACATTCACCTTCCCATATGTTTGCATAGTCTGGGTTAGTATTTAAACTATGTTGGCGTTCTATCTCTAGCACTTCAGGAAACCAAGGGTTGTCGGCAAAATTGACCTTAACTACCTTTGCATTTTCTGGAGGATCTATTATAAAACGAGTATATGTGTCATCTGTATCTATATTAGGGTTAAATGATACCCATATCTCTGAGTCTGGTTTACGTATCGTAGGTATTAAAATATCCCACGACTTCTTTGATACTGTTTGTGCCTCTTCCACCCAGACGATATCACATCCTTCAAAAGACTTAATGGACTCCACAGTATTAGTAGCCAGCCCAGTAAAACTGAACGTGCTACCGTTAAGACCACGTATCTCTGCTTCCAATACTTCATAGAAAGCTCCTAGACCTAATGCTTGTATTTGATCGTTGAGCAGGGTATGTACCGACTGCTTTATCGAACGCTGTATCTCTCGTGCGCATAATACACGTAATGGTTTATCTGTAGCCTGGCTTAATAATGCCCTGGCCATAGACCATGACTTACCAGATCCTCTTCCACCGTAAGCTACTTTGTATCTATGTGGTTCAAATAAGAATTGTAGCTTCTTAGGAAAGTCTGCTATCGGTTCTCTATTGTTTTGGTTCTGGTTCAACAAACCTTATTCCAATGCTTATGGGTAAATTAGATCCATCTGCGCCAGTCAACTCTGTAGTTGCTACTGACTTACCATCTATTCTATCACCTAATTCTTTAATAGCGGATACATCACCTGATGCTGCTTTATCTATTAAAGCCTCTGCTATTTGTCTTAAGCGCTCAGCGTCTGACTGAATGACAGCACGTCTCAGAGTTTCTGCCCATAACCTATTGTTTTTACTAGAATGTGTGTTGCCTTTGTTGACTTCTGCAGCTTTGTCTCTAGCTAATGCTAATTGTTCTTCTTTGTCCATTGTTTTGCAACTCCCTTAGGTTGGTTGCCCTCTTAATTATCGGCTTAATAGCCCTCTATAGTACATTTGTTCTATGATAGCTGGATCAATGTAGTTTTGCTGCATTGTTTGGCCTGGGTTCGTTAAGTTTTGCATATATGGTGACATTTGTGCAGCGCCTGGCTGTGGAGCTGCTTGTCTCATTGCATTCATATCAGCCGGTGTCATGCCTTGTGGGATAGTTGGCATAGGAACTGGAGGTAATGCACCATACTCTTTTGGTCTTAAAGCGTAATCACGCACAGGAGGTGAAGGCATTTGACTTGTTGGTGGCATATATTGAGGCATTTGTGCTGGAGGTAATTGTCCCATAGCTTGACCTGCCATTTGTGGCAATGCTTGTCTTAATGCGTTAAGATCTTGGTCTGATACTTGGCCGTAACCATATTGGTTAGCCAATTCTCTTAGTCTTTGGGCGTCATTTAATTGTCTTAATTGTTTAGCTAGATCTGCCATATTATAGCTCGCTTTCCTTGTTTTTACCTTTAAGTGGATAGATCATCCGTTGATATGTTTCCCACCATTCTTGACTATAGTCTGTATCCTGATAGTCTTTAAAGCATGGTGTTCCTAATGTGTGATGCACTAACTTAGCATCCTCGTTGTATTCGTATTCTGTTTCTAGCCAGTTCCATGTTTCATCTAGCTTACCTACTTGTTCTTCAGGGTATTTTAACCACTCGAACCTATGAAGGTATTGTCCTGTTTTTTCTTGTATGAACTTAGGCGTTAGCTGTTTGTTTAGCCAATGTGAACAGTTCCATAATATAACGCTAGACCAATTCTTTTTAGGATAGTCTTCGTTCTTTGCACCTAAGTATTTAACTGGATGCTTTGTTGTGTAGTTATGCTTTACGACTTTAACTGCTTCGTCATTGTCGAAGTTTGCTAGGATCTGTGCAATATCTGTTCGGCATATCATATCGCCATCTACAAATAGTGCGATACCTTTAAAGTTATTTAGATATGGCACTAGAAAGCGTGAGTAGATAAATGCGTTACTACCGTCTTTATGTGTTTCTTCGTAGTCTTTTAAAGTGTTTAATGCTAATGGTGTAAAACTGACCGGTATTGAGGATCTCTCAATAACTGACTGACAAAACGCATGATAAGCAACCGGCTCAACTTTGCCATCATATCCTACATATATATCTAGCTTTACCACTTAACTTTGTTAGCCCAATATGCTGCGGACATTTTTCCTTTGGCAATGTTTTTAGCGTGTCTTGCTTTAAATGACTTGGCTCTATCTGTATTTGTTTTGTCACCACTTACGCCTTTTTGACCAAAGCGTATAAGTTTCTCCTGGTCACCCTCTTTAGCCAATACTGCATGTGACTTAGTAGGATGACTCGGAGTTCTCTTAGGCTTATTATAGCCTGAGAATGTTTCTTTACCTTTTTTGATCATTTCTTTTTAGCTGTTTTTGCTGACTCTTTAAATGCTTTAGCAGTCGGTGCGCCTTTTGTTCCTGGCTTTCTCATTCGTTCCCCAGAGCCAGCCTTGATTCTAGCTTTCTTGGCTAAAATATTACTATAAAGACCTGGCTTATTTGCCACGTTTAGCTGCCTTTTTCATAGGCTTAGCTGCCATAGCTTTACCTGTTTTTTTAGCGTAAGACTTAGCTTCTTTCTTACCTTTTTCTGTGTAAGCAAACTTCATTTTTCCGACCATTGGCATAATTATTTACCTTTCTTTTTAGCCATGCCAGCTTCTGATAAAGCAATAGCAATAGCTTGTTTAGGGGACTTTACTACTTTACCACCTTTACCTGAATGTAATGAACCAGCTTTAAACTCCTTCATTACCTTTGATACTTTCTTGGTTTTTCCCATCTTTGTGCTTGGTTTCTTCATTTGGTATCCTGATAAAAGTGTGATCATATTGACACTCTGGACATTGTTCATAGCCGGTGTCATCATACGGCTGGCCGCATGTACTGCAAATTTTGGGACGCATAAAATAAAAAACCCTACCGGTTAAGATAGGGTTTAAGGAGAGTTACGGAGTTTATGGGCGTAATTATCCCATTGCGTGATATTTTACCACGGAAATGCGTTTTGTCAAGATGCTAGGCATTAATTCTTTTTGATACTATGGTTAAAAGGTTGTCCATTGCTAGATCTAGTTTGTATTCATAGGCCAAAGGCTTTTTAGAATGTAAATAGCGGTGATATATGGCATCTTGCTGCTCACCAGGAAGGCTGTGTATGACTGAGTCG